ATAAGAAGTAGATGACATAAAATCACCTACTATTCTTCATCGTAAATTTTAATTTTTGCTTTTGCTTCAATCATGTCAATTTTAGCTTTACTGTCTAATTTTAATTCTCTTGCGGCTTCTACAAATTGTTGAAGAATAGTATCTTCAGTGATTTCACCAATTGCTTTTTCTAATCGTTTATGATGTCCCTCAACTAATTTAATAATTTCACTATATTGCAGTACGTTTGCATTAGCTTTTTCACCTTTTTCAGTTTCAAGACCATACTTAACTCGTAATTCAGCATCATCAATCCAAATTAAACCTTTTTGAATAATTGATTGATTGATATTAATGTAATCCAATTCCTCTTCGCATAATTGTAAAAATGCACCTTGCTTCGGAAGTACTCGGAACGATTCTGGAAGGGGGTTCAAATAGAAACCTACAACACTATGTACATTATTAATTACTTTAACTTTTTTACTCAATTTAAGTTCCTCCTTGTATTCATATAAAAGTAGGGGGAGTAGTCCTATTTACTACTCCCTGACTTATGTATTTAATTAAACAATTGTATACATACCTAAATTATGCACTTGTAATACGTTTACTCCTGCTTTTTGGATAGCCTTTTTAGTGATTGAACCATCTTTAAAGTCTTGGTGTTCTAACATATTAGTTACACCTTCAAGTGTCACTTTAACAGGCTTATCCGCATTAACTGGAACAACAGAGATAATGTTATTATCTAATACCCATTCAACGTTATTTTCATCAGTAAATGTATTAGGCAACTGTACTAATGCTTTACCTTCCCATACACCAATGAATCCATCACGGTTAAATGCTTCCTTCATACCATCAGACATATTAGCTTGGAATCCTGAATCTGAAGTGATGTTAGATAGCGCAACCGCAGTACCTACAATTACAGGTTTACCGTAAGCACCTACAGTATTTGCTACTGCACGTAATTGAGCTAATGAGAATGCACCTGAATACTTGTTAGCGCTAGGAGCAGTTGCCATTGCTGTAACAAATGAAGCTTGTACATCAGATAAAATTTCTTCTAAAATTGCATCTGCCATATCGTCAATCATTTCAGTGAAAGCTTCTGCACGACCAGATAGTACATCATCCCACTCTACATACACAGCATTACCAACTGCACGAGGTTGAGCAGGTACTTCTTTATTGTAGATTTTTTGACGACGAATTTCTGAACCTAGAGCTACATATTGAGCTGTGATCTTACCATTACGTACTTTAAATTTCTTTTGTGTACCATGAGGAACATTCGAAATATCAGCGAAAATAGATAGTGCATCTTGTAATTTTAAATTCACAACAGCATCAATGTTTTCAGTCATGATTGCATTAATTTCTGTTTTATTAGCATCATAGTTTTTCATTAATTCTGAGAAAATTTCTACTAATTCTGTTTTACGTTCAGCAGGTGTTACACCTTCAACTGAAGACTTACCATAGCGCACATCCATACATAATTCTAAAACTTTTTTATTTGACATATTCTGTTTTCCACCTTTAAATTATAATTTTATATTTTGTTATTTAAATTATTGTTTATCAACTTGTAGTACGATTGCTTCGTAACCATTTAAAGAAGTACGTGCTTCAACACGGAATACTTGTGCAGTAGCAGGTACAGGAGGAGATGTAGTGAATTTAAATTTACCTCCGACTACACCAGAAGCATAGTCACCTTTAGCGATTGTTGCGAAAGTAGCACGATCACCAGAATAATCAAGTTGCGTAGTAGTGAAGTAATCACTTTTAACAAAATCAAATGTGCGTACTTTCATACCGTTTGGTTCATTTCGGAAATTTGACTCGTCAGTTGAATCATATAAGTTAGCTACTGAAGCTACTAATACTTGGTCTTTTGTTGGGTCAGTCGTTGGAACAATCTTACCTGTTGCGTAATCAATTTCTGCTAACAATCCATTTTCGATAGGAGCATCAATGTCATAGTGATTAGCGTGTCCTGCCATTAAATCTAAACGTACAATACCATAATTTTTACTCATTAATATTTTCCACCTTTATTTATGTATTTTTATAATTATTATTTAAGCTTTAATGTTGTACTTTTGTAAAATGTTTTTAGGAATCAAGTCTTCGCCTTGTTTTGCGTTAACGATAATATCTTTGTTGTTAGTAGAGTTTACTTCTGTAATTGCTTTACTTTTAGCTACTTCACTAACTACGATTTCATTTAACTTTTGCGAATTTAATTCTTGAATTGCATTTTGAACTTCTTCAGTTTTAAATGTTTCTTCAGAGATTAACTTAGAGTACTTTTCATTTAATTCTTTAACTTGCGCTTCTTTTTCAGCAGTTTCAACTTTTTCTTTATACTGATTCAATTCCTCAATTGTAGAGTTTAGTTCAGTAATCTGAGATTCTAAAGCAGTTTTACCTTCTTGTTGCTCGACAATTGTAGAGTTCAATTCAGTTACTTTTGCTTCTAATTCTTCAATTTTACTTTGTAATTCAACTACTTTTTCTTCGTTGGTTTTATCCATCTTAGATAGTTCCTCCTTAGTGCTATTTAATTCTGTTTGTAACTTATTTAGCTCTCCATTAATGTTAGTGCCTATTACTTGATAAGTAATTTCTACTTGTTGCCAATCTGAAGCTAAAACAACTGTATCCTCATTTAATGAGTAGTCAATTTTATATAGCTTGTTGGAATCATCCCATTCTTCAACGATAATATATGTTTGGAATACTTCACGAATCCAGTACTTATAAGATCGCTGTTCTGTAACTGGATTAACTGGATTGACAGCATTATAGATTTGTTGTCGAATATCTTCATGACTTAATTCGTTTACTTCAATATGGAACTTAGTTTTGTATCCTTTGTTAAATAGTTCTTTTTCAGCCAACTCTTTTTCTCCTTTCTTTTCACTATTAATATTTTGTAAATCAGTTTTAACTGCCATGGCAATTTCACGTTGAGCAATAGTAATAACTCCTGCGTCACTATCGGCAGGGGACACTGTGCTACCAAGTAAACAATTCGATAAATATATGTATTCTTTTGCTACTCGATAATCTTTAGTAGGTTTTTCTTCATAAGCGTAAATTTCTACTTCAACTGAACTATCAGCAATTCCATCATTAAATAGCTTCTCTACACATGTAACAATTTCAGGATACTTATAGTTCCATAAATCAGCTTTAGCGTACAATGCTTTAATAGTATTGTCTGTTGAGAGAGTGTCAATCCACACTTCTTTAATTGAACCAATAGCGATTGTCTCTAATCCAATGATATTTCCTTCGGTATCGAGTACTTGTTCATGAGTGCCTAAATCTTCAACGTTTTCGTAATACTTCGTAACAACTGGCTTATTTATTAATGATTGCATATAAGTTTCAGTATAAGATTCTTTAAAATCTAAACCATTAGCATTAGCAATATCAATTTTATGAACTAGCATAGTAATTTCTTTTGTAACATTATCTTTACTAGAAATTTCTATAATAGAAGAGGTTAATACTTGTTTTTCTTTATTCATCAATTCACCTCCTTACAATGCATTTTTTATATTTATTATGTATTTTGTTTATCAATACATTTATCGCATTTACTATTATCTTCGTGTTTAGTACTCTTTACGCCTAATTCAATAAATGATGATTTTACTTTAGAAGCAATTTCTGACTTAGGTTTAATGTTGAAAGCAGGGGAGTATCCTTGCATATTATTCACCTCATTTAACTTGTAGATGGTTTAGGATTATCATTAGAGTTATTTGTTTTAGATTGTTGAGTATTCCCATTCATAGGGTTATCGTTACTAGGACGACCTCCACTATTATCGCTACTACTTGATTGAGTATATGCATTTTGAGGAGGATAAAGATAATCTTCAACCTTTATATACTCTTTCTCAAATTTAGCTTGACCAATAACATTTTCATAAGGTAAGCCTGTAAGTAACTCGATATATGGCTTTGATACTCCAGTCTGTAAGTAAAAATCTTTGAAATGGGTAATGTATTTATCCTTATCTAACATAGTAGATTTGGAGAAAATGAATTTACATTCTACAGACTTAGGTAGAATTTGCTTAATATAACGATTGATTATTACCTCAAACTTCTCTAGAAAAGTAAAAATGTAACGAAAGAATTTTTCACTATTTATAGTAGCAGAACTATAGTTACCTCCAGTGCTCGAACCGCTTAGTAATTCAGGAGAAACACCTAATCCCTTGTAGATATCATTCTCTATTTTCTCGTATAATTCTTTTTTAAATAGTTCGGTATCTACATCTAAAGTATCCAGTTTAAAGAAGTGGGGAAGTGCAATTGTCGCAGTACTTGCGTTGTCACTCCCATTACTTTGATTTAATCCATTCTTTTTCTTGAACATGCGACTAATTTCATTGAAATAAGCAGTAATGACTTCCTTTGGAACAGGCTTAGTGCCATCTTTATCTAGATGTCCTGCTGATAAAATTACGATGTTTTTCAGTAATCTATCTGCTACACTGCGCTCAACTTGATCGATAATTTCCTTTTGTAATAAAGCAGACCATGCACCAATAGTAAGAGGTAATCCATAAGGCATATTGCGGTTTCCATCAATATTTAACACGTCTGTATTACTTAACTCTACATAGCGATAATCTTCACCTTTGTTTATATACTCATTATATTTAGCTACAGTGATTTCATCTGGTAAAGATTCGATAATTGCGAGTTTATCCTTAACAGTTCTATTAGTTTTAATTGTCTTTAAATCATACTCTACTATCCATCGACCATTACGCTGTTTATTGATGCGTACATCATCGATATCTAAGAACTGAACATATCTCTTATTGCGTAGACAGGTCACTAGAGTACCCATTTGACCAACTTCAAAAAGTGAATCACGTACAAATTGCTTGATATCAATTTCATTTAGAAAGTCATTAACTTTACGTTCGTAATTCTTTAACTTTTTATCATCATCTACTTCTGACCATGAAATAATATAGTCTAAGGAGGGAAGAGACTTTAGTGAGCGTAGCGCTTCTTTGATTACGCCATGTTTATTTGTTAAGTAATTCGAAGCCTTTTGAATTTCTTTAATATAAGAGTAGGGGTTCTGTAGATATTTATATAAATCAGTTAGGGTAATATCCTTTAATGAACTACCTGAACCGTACTGAGTTATATAATCAGTTAAACCTGCTACTTCAAGCCATTCTTTACTATTGTCTAAATGCTCTTCGGACATTTAATTCCTCCTTTCTTTATGTATTTAATTGAATTAAAACCCCGATTGCATGAAGAATAAGTAGTCATCGAAATCTTCTTCATCTAATTCTTTTTCTAAAAATAAACTTATGTAATACAGCCCATATGCAGTAGCAGAATATCTGTCGCGATCAATACGTTTAACAACCTGTTCAACTGTAATTGTAGTTTGGGTTTCTTTTAAACGTAAGTTAGCAACCTCATCAATGAATAATTGCGTTTGTGCTGAAGTAACTTCTATTTCATTTAAATTACTATCGTTTTCAGATAGATGTTCTTTAATATCACTAAATTGCTTGACCAGTTTAAGTCTATTAGACTCAACGTTATCGATAAATGTTCTAATAATCGCACCATTGATACCTTGAGCTTTTAATGAATAAACGATTGGTGGGGAATTTGGTACACTAGCCTTATCGTCCGTATTTATAGTACCCCAACATCCTAATTCTTCATTTGTCTCAGGGTCAGTCGTATCTTCTAATAAAGCTTCTACTAAACCTTGTCCGATTGAGTTTGCATCTATTACTACAGCCTTAACTCTGGATTTATTTAAGTCTAAATTTCCTCCATACTTATAGAAAGTCTGTTTTACTATAGTTGCTTGTTCTTTATAATTTAATCCGTTAGGCGGGGTAATTATATTAACAATATGTATTTGCCTAATAATGCCATTCGCGTTTCTGATTATTTTTAAAACTACAATCGCACTCTTATTGTTTGAGTCAGAAGATGAACGGGCAACATCTACTGATATAACATATTCCACTATTGCTAAATTTCCTTTTTTATCTTTTGGACATTCTAACTCTGGTATCGTGATTGTTCTAGCTTTCATTAGTTTACTGATATTTATTAACGCTCCAGATGATGCGCCGATCCAGTCGCATAAATAATTTTGTCGGAATCTCGTAACATTACCCTGTCTGGCTTTATTAATAGTAGACATTTTTTGTCTACCAAAGTGAATAGGGATACGCCAATCTGAGCCAAATACAAATGCGCCTTTTAAGTCTCCTGTGTCTTTTACCATTTTCAGAATCTTTTCGTACTCATCACTGTTTTTATACTTTTATACCCTCAGTTTCCTGATATTTATAATAGGGAATAGACCATATCATCACCTATAATATAGGTGTCTAGCACTTCGTAATTAGGAGTTTCGCCTAAAAACTACTCTCATATAGAGATGGTCGTTGCACCTTCAAAGAAGTTTCCTTCTAAGCTTGGCACAGGATTGTCATGCTTACTAATAATATCCGACAAGATATTTTCCAAATCTTTAATTTCTTTATAGCTTATTCTATGTAATATAATATTATTATTTTTACAATAATCATTCTTTAATTTATCATGTAACTGTGTTTGCTTAAATTTTTCTATTCCTCCAAAACCATTGGAAGGTCTAAAGTGTTGCTCTCCATCTAATTCCAATAAAAACTCTATGTTGTCGTTTCGCACTAAAGCAAAGTCGAATTTCAACTTTCTTCCTTTAGGACTCATTAGATTATTGAAACTGTACTGTGATATATATTCGATATTATTTTTAATGAAAAATTTTTCAGCAATATACTCTAATTTAGAGGAAGGTGAACATGTATTGCACTTTCTTTTACCGTTTTTAAATGCAATGAAAGAGGTTTCGTATATATTTCCGCAAGCACATTTATATTTTAAATTATCAAATTGATTCCTATATTCTTTACTCAAAAGAAGTGAGTCAGAATTTTTATGTACGTAATTGAATAAATAATCTATTCCTTTTTTAAGTTTACTTATTTTTATTTCATCAGAACATTCATTACATTTTCTTTTATTTGCGTTTAAAAATGAATGAAAATCAGTAGTGTATAAATTACCGCAAGGACACATTATATCTATCTTTTCTTGCCTATTGGTACACTTATCAGATAACAATACACAATCACTCATTGAGTTTACTTCTATGTATTTCTTAATATTATCAAAACTCCAATCATTCCTACCGACACAATCAAAGCATTTTGTTTGTCCACCTTTAAATTTGTTAAATGACTTAAAAAATCCATTTCCGCAATTACATTTTATCTTTAATTTATCTTTAGCATTAACATAATCACTTAACAATAAGCATCCTTTATCTTTTATATAACTTTCTACATATTCAGAATCAGATGTTTTTAACTTAGATACTCTCTTTCTAGAACAAGTATTACATGTTGTTTTATTTTTATTTTTAAAACTATCTAAAGTGGTTTCGTAAATCTCGTTACATGAACATTTAATCGATAATTTTTGTTTCATATTTATGTAGTTATCTGTTCGTAGTTCGCATCCATATTTAGAAATCATACTTTTTACATCATCTGTGGTCAATTTAGACACCTTATAACCTCCTTTCGTATATAATTATTCTATTATTTGTCGGTTAATTTTAATAAGTTTAGATTTTCCCTGTTAGCTTAACTATTAGCATCCATTTCCTGATGTTACTAATCGTTAGTTAAACACCCTACATTTGTAGGTTCACTAGATTTTTCTTTACATATCACCATGTAAAGGGGCAATAATTTACCCGAGGTTGAGAATCTGTTGATTTGACCATTCAATTCAGTGGGGTCAATTTCTCCACTCATAGTAGTTCTAGGAACGTTGAAAATTGGCTCAATTGCGTCTTCATACAGATCTTTATCTATTAATGCGCTTTCTTCCAAACTTCCTCTACGTCTACGCAATCCTTTTGACGATTGTGCATTTGCTAGATTATCAATAATAGCACCGTTTTGGAATTCCACTCTTCCACTATCTTTAGAAAAGTTTTCAGACTTTATTTCATCTTTCATAGAAGGGTAAAATCTAAGGATTTCTTCATGTTTTTCCTTCCATATTTTAACTGCTGACTCTTTGGTGCTTGCCGTTATCGCCAGAGTCACATTGGGGTGACATATTGCGGTATGATAAGCTACCATTATCTGAGTTAAAGTTTTACTACCACCACGAGGAATACAGAAATAGTTCTCCTGAAATCTACTTAAAGTTCTCATCATGATACGCTGATACAAGTCTAATTCGATGCCACCAGTTTTAGGCTTCAACATATCATAGAAAATATCAGGATAAAACCTTATGAATGCACAGAATTCAGTCCATTTTTCAATATTTCTAGTTATTACATTAGGATTATCTGTTGATTCAATCGGAGAACTAAAAGAAGATTCATAAATATCCGATCTATCTTTTGAATGCTTTTTGTTTTTTGATGTAAAATTCTTATAACTAGTCATCACTCATCACCTTCATACAAAGGCTCAGTATAAACATCATCTAAATCTCTAAATACATTATCTCTTCTTGCTTTAAATTCTTCTATTTCTGACTCAGTGAATCCTTGCGTAGAGAAATGTTCACTCAGCATTTCATCATAGAAAGCATAAATATCTTTATAAAGAACTTTAGATTTATCTTCCAGTCTTCTATAGTAGTTTATAATTGCCCAAATGATTAGGTCGGCATCGTCGTACGGTTGTTCCATTACTTTAGGTAGAAGAGGGATAACACCTATTTCACTTTCAACTGCTTCAAATAACTGAGATAAAACATCAACTCCACCACTAATATCACTTTTACTTAATTGAGAAACATTGATTTTTGCATCCACTGCTTGCTTTTGAGCTAGTTGACCCCACTCTTTAGCTTCTCTAACTTCACCTTTTGCAGTAGCCATCTCTTCTTTTACACGGAAGCGTATATATGTAAGTAACCCTTCAGTATGTAAAGCAGTTTTTTCACCATAGTTTCTAATTAGTTTGTCATATTTAATTTCAAAATTTCTATACTCCTCTAAAGTGTATCCAGAACCCCACTTATATTCAATTTCAGCTGTTAATACAAAATTTGATGTATTTTTATACTCATTAGAGGGAGGGGTGTGAGTATCAGTTTGAATATCCTTGATTTCATTTTCTTTCTCAAAAATACTCTGTTCCCATGTATCGTGCCTATAATCTTTAGCATTAATTAGCTTAAAATACTCTCCAATTACGTCAGGCTTAGTTAAAGCTGATTCAAATAAATATACATTATATGGTTTATCAACTTGTCTCAGAGTGCTTTTTACACTATCGATATTATTTATGTTTGTATTATCTTTTAAGCACTTTTTACAGACACGCAAACGTTCATCAACTTTATCCATAGGACTATATGATTTATAGTAATCGGTGAGACGTTTGTTATCTCCACACATGGAACAGTTCTTATATTTATCCTTATCTTGAATTACAGACAAATACAATCACCTCGTTTCTCAAAATAAAAAAGATACCGATTTCTCGATATCTAAAAGTAAAAAAAACTCTACTTTATCGCACACCTATGAAGGAAAGGGAAGTAACCTAAATAGATGTACTAAAAGGAGAGATGTATGAATAACCAATCAAAATTAATTGAAAGGGTATTATGTAATTATTAATTTAAATAAAATAACCGTTTTAATAAAATTTTCGACTGCTCTATGTATAAGAATGATGTAAATCTTATTTGAAATATAAAGTCTTTCTTCATATGTACAACCTATTTAAAACGAATATCATATGTATTGTATTTTCCGTAACCTTCTTCAAAAATTGTGATTAATGAACCTGCATTCGCTGTCTTTTTAAGTTTTAAGCTATATTCATCAATACCACAAATAGAAGGGGACTGTACAAACTCGATATTCTGTAAACCATTCATACCAATCGTTTTATTGTTGCCATGATGTAAATGTCCGGTCTTAAATAAATGTACAGGTACGTTATAAATCATCATGTAATCTTTAATAGATGATTCTAAATTTCTCTCATCTTGACCATGAGCACATAAAATTTTAGTTCCAAGTACATCAAAGTAAATGATGGTCTTAGCCTCATGAATTATTACACGGCTATTTCCACCTAAACGAGTCTTAATGTACCATTCAATTAAACGTTCCATATTTTCTTGAGCAAATTCACCACGAGAACTATTCAAATAACGGTTTTCACTATGGTTTCCTAATACTGAACGGTAATCGATTGTTACATACTCAGATAAAGCGTTCAACCAAACACTCATAAATTCTGCAAACTGCATTACCTGATCAGCTACGCCTAATTGTTGGAATTGTAGTTGGTTCATATGTAATAAACCATCAATGGAATCTGATAAGTTCAATACTGTGACATGCGTTAGATTTTCTTTCTCAATAATTGCAATAGTATGTTCTAATAACTCCCACATTCTACGTTTGAAAATATCCACGCTGTATTCAGCCAAAACTTCATCATGGAAACCTAGAATTTTACCTTCACGACCAAAATGGGAATCGGCAATATCGATAATTGCAGTACGCTTAGTATTCATTTCTTTAATTTCAATCTTAGGTACTTGAATAGGGGATAGGATAGCGATAGCATGTTCAATTTTCTCGTAAATATTTTCAGTACGAGCTTGCTCACGAATCCATTTATTCAATTCATTCTTTTCAGATGATAATTTATTACGTTCTTTTTGTAGTTCTATCTTTTTAATTGTAATTTTATCTAATTCTGAATCATCCTTGTTGTTAGATAAGATGTAGTTTTTCCATTTTGCATATTGAGCATAATCTTTACGCCATTTAGATTCCGAATAGTTAACTCCGTACTCTTTATTAAGTAACTCAGAAACTTCTTCTGAATCTAATTCGTGAATAGGCATATCCTCAAATAACCGAACATGATAATCTTCAAAGCTCTCTGATTCTTTACGTTTTAAATCATAAGAAGTCATCAAATCACTCCTTAATCTTCAATTGGTTCAATAGCAGTTTCTAATTTACCTGACACAGCTACATGATTATTTAAAAATTCATCTAATTTCGCTGATAAGTCATAAGTTGATTCCACACCTTTTACGGTTTCAGTAATAAAATACTTACCATCTTCTTTTGTTAACTCTCCATTAAATCCGAAGCCTTTATTTTCTTTAGCCATATTTACATTCTCCTGTTCTCCATTTAATATTTAATTGAAATTTAAAGAATAGAGAAGAGGAGGGGAGTACCCTACCACTAACTCCATTTTATATATAAAACGTCTGTACGATTACACTATGTATTAAATTTAACCTTTTAATAAGTCTTTAAGTTTCTTGTGAGGTTTTAATCCTACTGCTCGTGATTCAGCAATATCGATTTCTTTACCAGTTTGAGGATTACGTCCTTTTCGAGCGGATCGAGTTCGAGGTTCTAAGTCAGCATAAGCTCCTAACTTTACGGTTTCTCCATTATTTACTCGCTCGAAAACTACATCTACGAATTTTTCTACGATGTCTTTATATTCTTTAGCTTTAACCGTAACTCCTTTTGCTTCTAAAATTACTTGTAAGTCCTTACCTAATTCCGTTGTGTTTACTTTTGTGTTTGTCATAATTTAATTTCTCCTATTCTCCAATTTATTTTATATTATGTAATTGTTGTTTTAGAAGGGTTTTCTTTCCTTCCTATAAGGCAATATAGAAACCTTATAGAATCAACGTTTATTGATTGTTTTACCGCGAATTTTATGTAATTATTTGATTTTATAACACTTTTCGAACTCTTCCTTGTGACATTCATATAACATTTTTATAGTACTTAATAATAACCTGTCATTAGTATTTGTCATCTTTTTCATAAGTATAGAAATAGTTTCTGCTTTTAATCTCCATTTTTTCAATTTATTTATAGTTATATTTACTAATTCTATATGCATATTCCTTGATTCATCACTACTTAACTTTTTAATTTCATGTAACTTAGTCAAATATTCATTCATCACGCTTTCGACATTTTCTATTTGTCTCATATTAACATGCCTAGTTGAGAAATCATTCATTAGAGATTCTAAGTAAATAGTTATTGTTTTTGGAGACTCTTTTATATTATCAATATCTTCTATTAAATAATCCATAGGGCAGTCATAATGCTCGATCTTATTCTTGATACTTTTATTTTGACTTACCGATATCCAAAAGTTGGGTTTTTTATTTCTTTTTGATAACTCTTCGTTTCTACTGACGTTATTTATTTCTCTAACCATGTCTATATCATAGAATTTCTTAGCCATATCAATTGCTATTCCACTTAGTATGGTCATTACATCCACCTTCTTAAGTAATTCACTACTATTGATATCTGAAATATTATTATTCACCAAGTCCCAATATACAGACATACAATACTGTCCAAGATTTACGACACGACCAATAGTTCTTTGACTATGTGACAATTGATTATCTATCACGAAATGATCATTATTAGTTAATCTATAGGTCTTTTTTTCTCCTTCTATTTTATTTATACAAACCCTATAATGTCCAAAACATCTTTTTCCTATTTCCACTAATTTTTTCTCTCCACTTACAAGTACTGTGTCCGAATCATAATCGCATCCACTTAATATATCCTGTATAGCAAAATCGATAGCATTTACGACAATAATATTATTAGTTAGGTTAAAATACTTGACTATGTTATTAGATATTTTATTTCTCATTATAAGTACATTCGAAGGAGAGGTATTTGGATTTCTAAATCCAATCAATTCTTCATTATCTCTATACAAAGTACAATGTACCTCATTATTTTGTAATTCTAATGGTTTATTATTATCAAATTTACCTATAGCGTGATGCAATAACTCCATTGGATTACCTAGTAATACACAATAATCTCCTTTTATTTTAATTTTACCTTGTTTAGCATGCATCTTCTTTTTATATATAAATTTATTCTTAAATTTCCTAAATAGCTCTGTATCTGCTATGTTTTCGTTTAATTTATATAGACGAGTTAAAGCTTCATTTGCATTTGTAACATCTCTATTAAGATATATTTCCTGAACTAAGAAGTCTACGTTAGATTGTAAATCTTCTATATATTGTTTTTCTTTTACCGTCAATTCTATAATGTCATTCCGTGTTGTTGGTAGGCAATTAATCATTTGATAAGATGTTTGTTGAACAATGTCACCTTCATTATCAATACCTATTTTAGATTTTTTTTCATGCTTACAAACTCCGAATATATTTCCATCCTCCTCAACTTTTTCAATCCAATAATTCCACATTCCTTGTTCAGACTTTGAAGGTATGTACTTATAGAATTTTAACGATTTCACACTTGAAGGGGTAGTGATCATATGTATATTTTTAGCCAACATTTTCTCACCAAACATATTTGATATTTCCCAAGTATTATAATCTATATTGGTAGGGCAATTATCTTTTAGAAAGTCCTGAATGTTACAACTAAATGCCGCAGATTTAAACATATGGTTTCGCAGAAGCATCATAGATGTTCCATCTTCGTAATAACTATAGTCTAGTAGGGATTCACCATCGAATAATGAATTACTAATCCAAGCCACCTCTTCGAAACTATCTAAATATCCTGTATTCTCATTTTTTCGAACTACATTCGCGTGTTGCTTAAATTTACTATCTACATCATCTACTATTAAAATATTCCTTGGGTTAATAATAACAGCACTTTCTAAAGACGACCCGACAAGAGACTCATAAGCAAGTAGACTGGCTAAATCTATAACTTGTCCATTCTTGAATGGAATACCCATGCGCGACCAATTTATCATTCTCTTATACAATGACTTTTTGATAAATAAACATTGTCCTGTTCTTGATTTAGCTGAAGAACGTTTATATACTACATATTCAACTTCTTTTTCCTTATTACTTCTCGGATTTTTAAACTTTATCTTAAAACCATCAGAATACAGCTTTTCACGCAAACTCTCAACTGTAATGGCATCCCATAAATCATCGCTTTCAGAATTGCTGGAGTGTTCTTCTAATTTTTCTTTAAAAATTAACATTTCCTCTATACTTTTTTCATTAGTCGAAAACTCTATTCTACTTTTAATTAAGGGTATCATATCGTCTGCACTTTTAACTTTAGTTTTAAATTTTACATTAATGATGTCATTACTTATGTATTTATCTCTATCTTCAATATATGTGGTTTTTAGACCATTATTTATTAATTTCATTGACTCTAACGAGTAGGGGATCATACCATGATACTCTCTCTTAATTCGCATATTACGATGATTGTGATAGTAAATGTCACTTGCTTCTAAGCTCATTATATATATAGGTTTTTGTTTCATTTCAGTCAATCAAACATCACTCCTTAATTCTATCTATTTATATTTTGTATTTATCAACTTAATATCCACCGTGCTTTATTTAATTAATTCCAATTGATTTAAAATGACTTAATCATTTTCCTATATTAAGTATCATAACTCATCTTGCAACGCTGTATTAATTCCTAATAATATAATTTCAATATGTATGTATTCTTATTAAAACTTTTCATTATGTAATTTGAACATGTTGTGCTTAATTCTCTTCAAATGGCTACTTTTAACTTTACTGAACTGCTTAATATCATTGTAAGCCTCTAATTCATAATCTTTTTCTATATTCATATTGATCACTTCCTCTAGATACTGTATTACATCATAGTTACTAAAGTTGTCCTTCTTTACCTCATTCAATTCAAATACCTCTGCATTAATTGTCTCGTAACTCATCAAAATTATTCTCCTTTTAAATTATGTATTTGTTTACTTATTTTACATCCTAATAATATCCCTTAAATTTTTAAAGTGACAGTGGTAGATTAAAATAAAATTTATTTTCTATTAAATGTAAATTTATTTTGTCGAAACCTGTTGATTTATGAGTGATGTGTTAGAAATATTCTTTCAAATGTTGTATGATGTATAAGTAACTCTCAAAAATGTCAGACTTATGATAGTGAAAAGTAGAACAAATGGGCGCTAAAATAGAGAAAATAAAATACTAAGTAAGGTAAATACGAAGCATTAACTTTAAATATCAGTATTGAAATTTATAGGAAAATTACCAATAATTATACTAAATATAGTTAAAGAGGAGTGACAATAATGATGAAAAATATGGAAGTAGTAAGTTTGAAAGATGATGATAAAAATTCTGCTATATTGCTAACACTAATAAGTAAGTTATCTATAACTAGACCAGAGGATTCATTACAATTATTAGCTATGTGCGCTAAAGATGATTTACCTAAAGCTAAGATACTTGAATATACAATGAAGTTAATAGAGAATAAAGAAAGTTGTTTGTCAAATTAATGCTATAAATGTTTGAATTTTATTATAAGTAATTCACTAAGAAAAGTTATTTAATATAATTTAATATAAATTAATGCTCGAAATTACGATTAATGTGAAAAGTGTATCCATTCGTGAATCATCGTGTTATTTGACTGATTTTCAGTTCAATTAACTAATGATCATAAGGATATTAAACTGTTCTAATCGTTATTATTCGAGCTATTTTTATGTGAACGGATTTTGGTGAAAGATGGCAATGTACTCAATGTTTATAAGGTTATTTAAACATTTCTAGTGAATAGGGGATATAAGCTCGTATAGTCTTACTCGTAAATATTCAATGATTATAAGGGTTTTAGAGTGATAAATAGGGTGAATTTTGGTTTATATAGGCAATTTGTGACTATATTCCTAGTGTATAATATTCAATGTTTATATGGATATGTGTGATAAATTACGAATACAAAAACGAGTGATAGAAAAATTAGAAAATAGGTAAGTTGGACTAATTTTAGGTATATTGAATTATAAGAAGGAAAAGGTGAGAAGGAGTGATGAAAAATTTAACATGGTCTGTGGATAGATGTGGTAGCAGTCAATTCCATGACTATTAAATAATTCAAAATGTAAACATACCCCCCCATATCCAGTGTCTATAAGGATATAATGTATATTATTTTACCTC